GCGATGCGGCCGGCGATCACGCTCACAGCCGCATCCCCCGGCGCAGCGCCTGCTCGACCAGCGGCTTGGCTTGCTCGGCGCCCTTCTTCAAGAACTCAGGCTCGCCGGACGGGCCCCAGACCACGCCCTTGCCGCTCGGGCGCGGCGTGTTCGTGCCGAGCATCGTGCCGGGCGCTTCGTGCACCGCAGCGGCGTATTCGGCGGTGTACCCGATGCGGCCGGTCACGCGGGTGCCATGCTGCTGAACGTCGCGGTACTGCGAGTTGATGAGGTTCGAGGTCTCGCGCGGCGTCATGCCCGCGGCTTCGCTGCCGATCGGGATCAGCATCGTCAGCACAGTGCGCTGGGCGCGGGCCTGCGTCGCCGTCAGAAACTGCGGCATGCGGTTGACCACGCGGACACGGTTGCGATCCATGCCGGGCATGCTAGGAAGGCCCACCGCGGGGCCTGCGCGCCGTCAGGTGGCGATGCGGAAGTCCGGGTCGCCCTCAGCGCGGAACGTGTCGGCCCATGTGCGCACCGCCCGCACCTCCTCGGCGCCGGCCGCAAACGGGTCGGCCACGCCCGAGGCGCCGATCTTGACCATGTCGCCCTGCTTCACCCCGGGCAGCGAGGTGTAGATCAGCAGCTTCGAGGTGAACTCCTCGCCGCTGGCCGACCGCATGCGCACGTCGTCCTCGGCGTAGTCGCAGAGGAACAGCGCCGGGGCGCCGTGCGTGACAGCGCCGGTCCACTCGTCGCGGCCGGTCAGCGGCCAGAGGGTCGCGGTCTGCTTGTACGACCAGCTGGCCGAGGTCGTGGGCTGCGGCAGGTAGGAGCCTGGCGGCAGCGGCGTCGAGATCGAGATCGTGCCCGGGTCGCCTGCCAGCACGCGGCCGGTGCCCTGCTCGTACAGCGCATAGGTGGCGCTCGACGGGTTTGGCCCCTCGAAGCTGCCGTTTGGGAACAGGATGAAGGCCGGCGCGCTGCGGGTCAGCAGGACCGGGACGTAGCGCAGGCCCGCCGTCAGGCCGTCATTGAACAGCGCGCCGGGGCCGTGCGTGCCGGTCGCCGTCTCGGCCAGGATCTGCGAGCCCAGCAGGCCCCACTCCGGCGGCCCGGCGATCTCGAGCCCGGCGCTGATGCCGACCGGGATCGGGCTGAGCAGGTTGCGGTCCATCAGCTCACCGTGACGAGGCGGAACCGCACGCCCTGGATCGTGGCGCCTGTGCTCGGGAAGAAGCCGAACACCGCATAGGTGCCCGCCGCCAGGCCGGTGAGCGTGATCTCACCCGTCGTCGCGTCGGTCGTGCCCGTGGCGATGGTGCGCGTGCCGGTGCCCAGCGACTCGATGTTCGTGAAGGGCTCGACCACCATGCGCGTGGTCTGTCCGGTGCGGCGGGTGCTGCCGGTGGCGTCGGTGGCCACGGCGGGCAGCGTGGGGCCGCTGGGGGGAGGCGGCGCGGCGTTTACCGTCAGCGTGGCGTTGGAGCTCGTGGCAGCCGGCGCCGTGTCGCCCGTGACCACCACGCTGTAAAGGTCGCCGTTGTTCGCGCTGCCGCCGCTCACCGTGGTGGCCGGCGTGGTGTAGCTGCTCGACGTGGCGCCGCTGATGTTGGTGCCGTTCCTGCGCCACTGGTACGTGAGGCCGGAGCCGGTGGCGGTCACGCTGAAGGTGGCAGTGGCGCCGGCCGTGACCGTCTGGGATGCCGGCTGCACGGTGATGGAGGGGGCGGTGCCTGGCGCGCTGGGCGTGACGCTGTTGGACGCGGCAGAGGGCGGCCCGGTGCCCTCGTCGTTGGTGGCCGTGACCGTGAACGTGTAGGGCGTGCCATTCGTCAGACCCGACACCGTGATAGGGCTCGACGCACCGGTTCCAGTCAGGCCGCCGGGGCTCGACGTGGCGGTGTAGCCGGTGATCGCAGGGCGGCCGGTGTTGTTGGGCGCCGTGAACGCAACCGAGGCGGATGCGTTGCCCGCCGTGGCCGTGCCAATGGTCGGCGCGAGCGGCGCCTCGGCCTGGTCGGTGATGTTGAGCGTGACGGCCTGGGCCACCGCATCGCGCAGCACGTTGAAGCTGTAGCTGGCTTTGGCCTCGTGGTCGAAGTTGCCGCTGGCCAGGGTGACGACGCCGCCCGAGCTGATGCTGAGCAGGCTGGCGTCGGTGCCCGTCAGGCTCCAGGCGCTGCCGCCCGTGGCCGACCAGGTGCCGGCGCTGTTCTGGTTCTCGGCAACGGCGTGGGTGATGCTGGCGGCGCCGGCAGAGCCGGAGGGGCCGGTGATGACGGGGCCAGCCGGCGCAACCGCTCGGAACGCCAGCACCGACCCGATGATGGCCGCGTTGATGTCGCAGGTCACCGTGAAGTTGCCGGTGTCCCCCGCCGACGACTTGACGCCGCAGGCCGAGAGCCATGAGTGCGACGAGCTTCCCACGAAGGCGTCGGCCACTCGGCGGTGCCACGCGCCTGCGGCGGGCATGCCAGTGGTCACAGTGCCAGAGGATGCCGTCGTCGGGTCGGTGACCGCGTCGACGTTGCCCCACGAGATGCCACGGCCCGACGACAGGCCCATGTCGAGCAGGTCGTTGGTTTGCAGGCCGGTGAGCCCGGTCCAGCTAAACGACGTGGCGAACGGCTCGTTGATGTCCACCGTCGCTTCCGACACGAACGTGGCAACGCCCACGGTCGGCCGGTAGGCCTTGACAACGATGCGAACGGTGGTGCTGCCCGTGTAGCCGCTCAGAATGTTGCCGGGCGTGCTGGCACCGCGCACGATGTAGCCCCGCACGACGTTGCCAAGCAGGCCGGGGGCGTTGTTCTTGTTGACGGCGTAGCGCGTCGTCCAGTCGCCCGGGATCGTGGGCAGGAAGTCGCCCGAGGTCTGGACGAGGATCGTCAGCAGGTCGCCCTCTTGCGTGCCCGAAGGCAGGCTGAACGTTGACCCAGAGGGGTAGGAGTTCGTCCCCGAGACCGATTGCCCAACGTAGGTGAAGCTCATGGGTCAGACCGTGATGGTTGAGGCGTCGAAGAAGAAGCTGTACGCCGTGTAGGAGCGCTGCACTTGCCCGCGTGCGTTCAGGTGCAGGTTGTCGGCCTCGAAGAACGTCGGGAACGCCGGCTCGATCTGCTTGACGACAAGCCCGCCGGTCGTGTCGGCCACGGCCTGCTTGGCTGCGCTGATGCCCGCGTTGTAGCGGGGGCTGCCGGTCGGGATGTCGGTGAGCACGCCGCGATAAGGCAGGATGCCGTTGGCCTCCAGCGCGTCCAAGATGGCCTGCATGCGAGGCTCGTACCAAGCCTGGCTCTGCCCCGAGTCTGCCTCTGCCTGGCTCCAGAGCCAGAAAGTGCGCGACGAGCTGATGGTCACGCCGTTGGCCGTCAGCCACGCATCCTGCGATGCACGCCTGTTGATGCCATCCACCCAGCGCGTGGCACTCGGAGGCTGAAACAGGTCGATGGACGTGCCGCCGTAGGCGTTCTTGTCCATGTAGAGCACGCCGCTGGTTGTCTCGCGCATCCACCGCACGGCCATGCCGAACTCAGGGCCAAGCAGAGTGGACAGGGTGCCGTGGTTCGTGCCGGGAACGTACTGCGCATAGGCCGAGCCGTTCCAGAACATGACGCGCGTGAAGGTGTTGGTGCCGTTGTCCCAATCCACGAGCGTCGCGTCGGCGGTGATCGAGGCAACGCCCGTCCGAAAGGCGGAGCCCTCGGCGTTGCTCTGCCCCCAGAAGCTGATGCGGGCGTTGGCGCTCGGCGGCGGCGGCGGCGGCGGCGGCGGCGGCGGCGGCGGCGGCGGCGGATCGCTGACCGTCACCGCCAGGGTGTTGCTCACGATGCCGCCCGGCGCGGTTGCGCGCACTTGAGCCGAGCCAGCCGCTGCCCAGGTGGCCGATGACAATTTCACCAGCTCGCCAGGCGCAGGCGCCACGGTCGTCGGGCTCCAGCTCACGCCGGGGCCGCTCACGCTCTCCATCGTCACGGTCAGCGGGCCGGTGAGGTTGGCCGCGGTCACGGTGATGGCCTCGGCCGTGCCTGCTACTGCGGCGCCGTCTGAGGATAGGGTGATGGTTGGGGCCGGGGGTGGGGGCGGGGGAGGAGGGGGAGGTGGCGGCGGAGTAGGCGCAGCCCGCCCCGCGTAGGCCGTCGTCACGCTCGACGCGACCGAGATGCTGTCAGGTTGGATCGTGGCCATGTGCGGGGCTGGTCAGCCTGGTGCCGCCCGCATCAGCAGGTCACGAGCAGCAGGGTTCCGGTCTTCGGGTCCGGGCCGAGCAGGTCGGCGACGGTGTTCGCGGTGTCGAGCGCGGCCAGCGCGCGGCGCAGGCGGGAGAGTGCGTCGTCGACGTTCTCGAAGCTGCGCGACGAGCCGCTCGGGGCGGTCTGCGACTTGATCTTCCGAGCGAAGTCAGCGCCGGCCAGGATGGCCACGGCCATGGCCTGGATGCGCACGATCGTCGAGGCGCTGTAGCCCGCGGTCGTCATCGCGGCCTCGCGCGTGGCCACGTCGTCGACGGCGGCCTGAAGAACGAAGCTCGGCACCGAGATGCCGAGCGTTTCGTCGAGGTAGGCCGTCGCCTGCAGCAGCGTGAGCATGGCGGGCGACGGCGGTGCGCGGGCTCAGCCGGCGGCGGCCTGGGCCTTCTTCTTGCCGGTCGCGGCGGGCGCCACGGCAGCGTCGCCAGAGCCGGCGGCGGCCTGGGCCTCCGTGACGGCTTCCGGGTTCACCACGGGCTCACCCTCGGGCGCCT